CCCTAATGGAGATTCACGTTTAAGTGCAATATACATTAATCAGGGTTATAACTACGGATGGTGGAGAAACTATGATTGTACGGGTTTATATAACCAATCATATGGTAGAGGTATATGGGCAGCTGAATGTGGTGGAAATCCTTATGGTAACTATACAACTTATGATGGTGGTAGAAATGGATGGCAAGGTTGGGGTATTGGTAGTAGATATACCTTTATGAGTACTATGGGTGATAACTGTGGTGTGCATGATAGTGCTAGAGGTTGGATTTGGTATATGAGTGGAGCAATCCTTTATTTATACTATGCTGGTTCAGATAGAATGTCAATGCAACCTTATGGTGTATATGTAAACAACGATATTCGTTCTCCGATTTTCTATGACCACGACACTGGATATTATGGTGATTTTAATTCAACATCTCGTATGTATAGAATTAATGCAAACTATCTATATTCATATGACTGGATATTTGCACAAGGAAATATTATAGCATACTATTCCGATGAAAGATTAAAAACAAAAGTTGGTAATATTGAAAACCCATTAGAAAAGATATCTCAATTAAATGGTTTCTACTATGTAAACAATAATTTAGCAAAATCAGTAGGATATACCGATACTAAAGTACAATTAGGTTTATCCGCTCAAGAAGTTCAAAAGGTATTACCTGAAATCGTACATTTAGCACCATTTGATACTGAATTTGATGAGGATGGTAAGGTTATAGGTTCTAAGAGTGGTGAAAACTATTTAACGATTGATTATGATAAGTTAGTTCCACTTTTAGTAGAAGCTATTAAGGAGCAACAAGTTATAATTGACAGACAAAACAACGATATTTCTGAAATTAAAGAAATGTTGAAAATCTTAACTAACAATAGATAATAATTATTTTTTAAAAATAATATATTTATACAATATAAAACACAATATTATGGGATTAACATACGAATGGAAACTAACAGGTCTTAAAAAACAAAACGGTGAAAATATTACCGAAGCCGTTGTTGGTACACAATGGAAATTAACCGGTACGGATGAAGATGGCGATTTTGGAACATTTAGTGGAGCAACTCCATTTAAAATTTCTGAAATTAGTACAGGTAGTTTTACCGAATATAGTTCTTTGACAGAAGAGCAAGTACTTGGTTGGGTAAAAAATCACGTAAGTGGTGGTTCTGCAACTAATTATATGGAGCATATCAATGGACAAATTCAAAAAGAAATAGCTGGTAAAAAATGGACTAAGCTTGAAGTTAATGAAGCTGATTTGCCTTGGTCACCTACATCTGGTAGTAGAATAGCTCCTGCTGTTAATGAACCAGCTCCAGTTGATTAATTTAATCGAAACTAAATTTTAAATATCCAAAGTGCAGATTTAATAATAAATTTGTGTTTTGGATATTTTCTTTATATTTATATGAGTATTAATGTAGGTAATAATTAATACACACTTAAAAATACAAATAGCACAAATAAAATGGCAGAAAGAATCGTATCACCCGGTGTATTCACAAGAGAAAATGACCTTTCCTTCTTATCACAAGGGGTAGGTGAAATTGGAGCAGCGTTTATAGGGCCTTTTAAACAAGGACCGGCGTTTATTCCAACAATTGTTAGAACACAATCAGAATTCGAAGAAATTTTCGGAACACCTGATGGAACTTATTATACTGAATATGCAGTACAAAATTATTTAAGAGAAGCTGGTAGTGCAACCATCGTAAGAGTTGCGGGTATTGGTGGATACCAACAAGCGGCACCTTTAGCGATATTCGCATCTGGTTCATCCCTTCAATCAGTAGGTACTAAACTAATTGGTTTATTACATTCAACTAAGGTAGGAGATGAAACGGTTGGTTTTACTGGAGCAACTGTTGTTAGTAACGATGCAATCGATGGTTCATTCTTAATATTAGGAACAGGGCTAAATGTATCGGCATCTATATTACCAACAGCAACAAACGATTTAGCAGATGTATTTGGAGAATCTTCATTTGGAGCTAAATCAGCATATGCATATTCATACTTTGAAAACGTAGCTGGATACTATACTGGTTCTGCTGGAAACAACATTGTAATATCTAGAGTGGTATTACCAACTCAGGATTTCGCATACGATGCAAATGAAGCTGAAACTCCAATGGTACAATCTCAATTGATTAGTGGTGAAAGATATGACTTATTTAACTTCGTAACTTTAGGACATGGTGATACATATAATACAAAATACAAAGTTGGTATTTCTAATGTAAAAGCAGCTGGTGAAGATGGTTCAACTGATTATTCAACATTTACTGTAACAATCCGTTCATTTAGTGATACTGATAAGAGAAAGAGCGTAATCGAAACATTTAATAATGTAAATTTAGATGCATCATCTCCTAACTATATAGCTAGAAGAATTGGTGATAGATATAATACAATTGATAATAATGGTAAAATAACTGAAAATGGCGATTACTCAAACAAATCAAAATATATAAGAGTAGTTGTATCTACTCCGGGTTCATTCCCAATATCAGCAGCACCATTCGGACATGGAGCATATACAAACCCAATTACGGCAACAAACAATGCAGAATCACTTTTAGTACCTGCAGTAACATTCCAAACTAACTCAACTGGTAACTCATCATCATCTCCAATATATTTTAGTGGATTTGATTTTGAAACTTCTGGTGTGAGTGTGGATAATAAACAATATCTAAAAGCAATTCCTGTTGGAGCTCAAACCGGTTCTAACGTATCTTTCGCATTTGATTCTCAATTAACGTATGTAATGACTGGTTCAGTTTCATCTGATATGGTTAAGAGACAATTTGTATTAGCATTCCAAGAAGGGTTTGATGGTATGAATCCAACTGTAACTAAAGCTAAAGCTGGTGATACTGATTGGGGTAATTCAAATACACAAGGATTCAATTGTGCAACAGCAGTAACTTCTGGTTCAATTGCATATACAAAATCAATCAACGCTGTATCAAATGCAGATGAGTGGGATATTAACTTAGTTGTAACTCCTGGTATCATTCGTTCTTTACACCCTGCTATTACTACAAAAGTAATTGATATGGTTGAAGATAGACAAGATTGTTTCTACATCGCTGATTTTGTAAATTACAATGCAACTATAACTGAAGCAACTGAAGAAGCAAATGCAGTAGATTCTAACTACGTTGGAACTTACTACCCTTGGGTTAAAACTGTTGACACTAACACTAACAAATTAACATCAGTTCCTCCATCAGTATTATTACCGGCAGTATTTGCTAGTAACGATAGATTGGCGGCAGAGTGGTTCGCACCAGCTGGTTTGAATAGAGGTGGTATTACTGGAGCAGTTAGTGTGTTGAATAGATTAACACATTCTGAAAGAGATACTCTATATGAGAACAAAGTAAACCCAATTGCGGCATTCCCAGGACAAGGTATTGTAGCATTCGGACAAAAAACATTGCAAGATAAGGCATCTGCTTTAGATAGAATCAATGTTAGAAGATTACTTATTACTCTTAAGAAGTTTATCGCATCTACATCTCGTTATTTAATATTCGAACAAAATACATCTACAACTCGTCAAAGATTCTTAAACACTGTGAACCCTTACTTAGAGGCAGTTCAACAAAGACAAGGACTTTACGCATTCAGAGTTGTAATGGACGAGAGTAACAACACACCGGACGTAATTGATAGAAACATATTAGCGGGACAAATTTTCTTACAACCAGCTAAGACGGCTGAATTCATAGTAATTGATTTCAACATCTTACCAACTGGAGCAAGTTTTAACGCATAATACGAAAATCAATAAAGTAGATATTTATTAATACAAATAAAAGGAATAAAAAATGGCAGAAATATTAGAGTTTGATAAGATGTTCTATACGAACTTCGAACCCAAAATGAAAAATAGATATGTGATGGAGATAGATACTATCCCTTCATATCTTGTAAAGGCAGCAAATAGACCTACAATTCAATTTGAAACCGTAACTTTAGACCATATCAACGTAAAGAGAAAGTTAAAAGGTAAAGGTGAGTGGCAAGATATCACTATCACACTTTATGACCCAATCGTTCCTTCTGGAGCACAAGCGGTAATGGAGTGGATTCGTTTAGGACATGAATCAATCACTGGTAGAGATGGATACGCTGATTTCTATAAGAAAGATATTGATTTTTATCTATTAGGACCAGTTGGTGATAAGATTGAACAATGGAAATTGAAAGGTGCATTTATCTCTCAAGCAAACTTTGGAGATTTATCATTCGATTCAAATGAAGTTGCAACAATTGAATTAACATTATCTTACGATTACGCAATTCTTGAATTCTAATCTAAAAATAACAAAAATAAGGGGATTTCAAAAGAATCCCCTTTTTTTATGCTTTCTAATTTTTTAAATTCTATGTATTTATATATACAAACAAAATAAACAACGTTATGGCAGAAATGACAAATATCCAACAAGTGCAACATCAGACCGCACCAAAACAAACTGATTTCCCAACGGAAGTTATCGAATTACCATCTCAAGGATTAGTATATCCTGAAGGACATCCTTTAAGAAAGGGTACTTGTGAGATAAAATATATGACAGCAAGAGAGGAAGATATCTTAGCATCTCAAAACCTTATTAAAAAAGGTATTGTATTAGATAAGTTATTTGAATCGGTTGTAGTTGAACCAGGTGTAAACCCAAATGATATCTATGTTGGTGATAAGAACGCTATTTTACTAGCAACTCGTATTTTAGGATATGGAGCTGATTATGAAGTAGAGATGACAGACCCATTTACTTTAGAAACTCAAAAAGTAACCATTGATTTGGGTAAAGTACAGACAAAAGATATAGATGTAGATATTTTAAATTCAAAGAATGTTTATCAATTTACATTACCATCAAAAGGAACTAAACTTGAGTTTAAATTACTTACGCATGGTGATGAGCAAGAGATAGCAAAAGAAATTCAGGCATTAGAAAAATTAAATAAGAGTTCACAATCTTCATTTGATGTGACAACTAGATTTAAATATATGATTAAATCGGTTGATGGTAATAGTGATAGAGGATTTGTCAATAAATGGGTTGTTAATGGATTTTTAGCAAAAGATACTAAAGCATTTAGAAAATATGTTAAGGAAATAAGTCCTGATATGGATTTAAAATTCGAATTTATATCACAAATAACTGGCGAATCGGAGGCGTTGGATATACCCTTCGGGATTAACTTTTTTTACCCTACCGCTTGATTATAGGATACAATTACATTCTCAAATTTGGGAAATGGTTCAATTCAGTAATGGATTTACTTGGTCTGAGGTTTACCATATGCCTGTATATTTAAGAAGGTTTTATTTCAATAAATTAATAGACTTAAAGAAAAAAGAAGCTGAGGAGATGAAAAAAGCTCAAAGTAAATCGAAAGTGAGGATGCGTTAATCCTCACTTTTTTATTATCCAATATTTATACAATATAAATGGATATACTATGTCAAAAGAAAAACAACCAATAAAAGAAGGGTTATTCAGTTCAGCTAAGAAATTTACTGATGCATTTTTTGATGGTTTAAAACAAAATGCAATAAATAAAGCATTGGACCAAGCAAAAGAAAATAAATTTCCACCAGATGTAATTGATGCTATGGAAAGAATTGAAAAGGAAAGGGATACTCTTACCAAATTAATACAAAAGTATTCAAAATAATTCCATAAATGGCGGAAAATTTAGATAAACAAAAGAAAGATGCTGTATTAGCTTTTGCAAGAGCTAGACGGGACCAACAGGCCCTTGAACAGGAAGCACTACGAACCGGTGCGGATATGACCGTTCAAATAAAGGCTCAAAGAGATTTGGCAGCAGAGCAACTTAAAATAATTAGAAAACTAAATCAAACTAGGTTAGATGGATTAAAGAGTGCGGAAAGTTCACTCGGTAGTATGAGTGGTCTATATCAAAATCTAAATAAATTTGAAAAAGAAAGAATTAAAAATACATTTACTTCAAAAGATTTAACAATGGAGCAAACCGCTTCATTGAATAAAATGGCTGAAATTAATAGAAGTATTTCCCAATTAACAGTGGATGATATAGCCGGTCATGCTGCTTTAAACCAAGAATATAAAGAAATCCAAGCTAGCTTGGGTAACATGAGTGAAGAAGATAAAAAAATTATTGAAAACTTAAAAGAACAAAATACGCTGGCTAAGAATTATGGGAAAATGACAAAAACCCAAAAAGATTTTTTAGGAAAGCAAATAGCGGTATATGATGGTATAAAAGATGCAATTGGTGGAGTATTGGAAACGGCCAGTTTATTGACATCCAATTTAAAGGGTGCTATGGGTGCTGCAATTATTGGTGTTGGGTTTGGTTTGGATAAGTGGGGTAAGAGTGTTAGGAGTTTTGGAGGATATGTGGATTCCGCACAAATATCATCAGTTGCTTTAGGATTTGCATTTAAAGATGCGGAGGAAGTTACAAAAGGACTATCTAAAGAATTTGGTGGATTAAAAGATGTATCATTTAGTACTCAGTTGAATACCAACTTAATGGCCACTAATATGGGCATTAGTGGAGCTGAAGCCGCAAATGTAGTTGGTAACTTTGCAAGAATGAACGAAGGCTCTGCTACAACTGCCATGGATATGGCAGCAACTACAAAAGCGTTGGGTAAAGCTGCCGGTGTTCCAATTGATTCTTTAATGAAGGATGTGGCTGGTTCAACAAAAGCATTTGCAGAATATGGTAAGAATGGTGGATTGAATATGACTATAGCCGCAGTAGCAGCCGCTAAGATGGGGGTTAGTATGGATTCAATGACAAAAGTAAGTGATAGCTTATTAGACTTTGAAACCTCTATTAATAATGAGATGGAATTGGGGGCTATGATGGGTAAGCAACTTAACTTAGATAGAGCAAGAGGGCTGGCATATGAAGGAAATATGACTGGTGCTGTAAAAGAAACATTAAATCAATTAGGTGGTATTGAGGCGTTTAATAAAATGGATATTTTTCAAAAGAGAAAAGCCGCAGAACTACTGGGATTATCAGTTGATGAGTTTCAAAAGATGGCAGCGAATTCTGATAAGATATCTGAGAATGGTGAAGCTAGTGTTTCCAAATGGAGTACTTTCTGGGAAGGAACTACAGCATTTGTAACTGGACCATTGGCTGGTATGGCTAAAACATTTGGTAGTAGTTTAATTGCAATGGGTCAGATGAGTCCTATGTTGAAAGATATGGGTATTAATATGGGTGGTATGGCCAAACAAGCGTTTGAATGGGTTAAAAATTTAATAAAAGGAAAGGCATTAGAATCCGCAGTAGGGGCTACCGGTGGAATTGCAGACGCGGCAACCGCATCTATACAAGAAAAAGCTACTGACGCGGTAAAAGATAAATTGGGTGGTATTGCTGAAGATAAATTGGGCAGTATTGCTGAAGATAAATTGGGCAGTATTGCTGAAGATAAATTGGGAGGTATAGAAATGCCAAAAACGGACACCGGTGGTGATGTGAATAAAAAGGGTGGTCTTATGGAATCTATGGGCAAAATAAAAATGAGTGAAGTACTTAAAGGAGCTGCAGCTATGCTAATAGTAGCAGCAGCTGTTTTTGTATTCGCTAAGGCAGTTCAGGAATTTATGAAAGTTAGTTGGGAATCGATTGGTATGGCTGTTGTATCTATGTTGGCATTAGTGGGTGCAGTTGCTTTATTAGGAGCTATAATGAGTAGTGGAGTTGGTGCAATCGCAATATTAGCAGGAGCAGCCGCAATGTTAATTGTAGCAGCATCGGTATTAGTATTGGGTATAGCATTACAAGCAATAGGAACTGGATTTCAAATGTTGGGAGCAGGTATCACAACGTTAGTTCCAAACTTAACTGCAGTTGGAACGGCAATATCTTCTATGATAACATTTATTCCAGCAATCGCGGCATTATCATTGGCTATGTTAGGATTAGCAGCATCACTTACCGCAGTTGGTATAGCAGGTATATTTGCATTGCCTGGTTTATTGGCAATATCGGCAGTTGGAGCAGTTGCGGTTGGCATTGGTAGTTTATTAGGAATTGGCGGTGATGAAGGTGGAGGAAAGACGGATAGTACTGCAGAATTAATTAGTGAAATAAAAGGATTAAGAGCGGATTTAAATGCTGGTAAAATATCAGTTCATATGGATGGACAAAAAGTTACATCAAAAATATCAGCGGTAGTTGCTAAAGGTAGTACAAATTCATACGCTAAACAATAAAGATGGGTAAAACAATAGAAGAACTATTTAGGACCAAAGTATTAAGTGATGGTAATACGGCTGAACAGAAATATGATATCCGTAATAGTAAAGATTTGCCCATTACAACACCGGTAGGTGCATTAGGGCTGTCATTTAAAGCAGCAACCGCAATTAGACAAAAGATATCAACAACTAAGGGAGAAAGTAGAATTGAAGAAGAAACAAGTGGATTGAGAATCTTAAATACACTATCAGCACCAATAACATATGGTACTGATATATTTAGATTTCAAAAGAAATCCACTAGACTTGTTGAAATAATGAAGGATAGTGTTAATACAAATAATTCTCAAGATGCAGGTATTGTTGGCAATCTTCTTAAAAAAGCAGAAAACTTTGGATTAAATATTGCAAGTAAATTGGGTATTGCATTTCCTGAATCAACTATACCAACAAAGATTTCGTTAAACTCAGATTTCAAATCAGGCAAAGAACCGGATACAATGATTACTCTTGCTAAAATAAAAGGAGATTCAAAAGGTAATTTAGTTGGACAACTTTTAAAGAATAATGCAAAAGGAACTCCAAAACAAATTGGTAATCAAATATTAGGAGCTGGGATAGATTTACTTAAAGGAGAAATAAAGAAAAAATTATTTGGAGCACCTAAACAGGGAGCACAAAACTTAGCAGGTAAAAGTGCAACCGAAGTACAATACGATAGTTCGGGTAAATACTCAGATACTGTAAATGCATCGGATGAAGATGTATATAAAAGAAATGATTTATCAAGTATTCATTTTGAAAAAATAAATGGTAAAAAGCAAACCCAAGCAAATGCGGTAAACAAATTTTTAGATAATAGTAAATTAAAAATAACTCCAAAAGATTTACCAATACCTACTCCAAATTTAGGTGGGAAATTGAATTTAGATACATCTAGATTTAATATAGGTGGTAAAGTTTCTTCTATAACGGATTCTATAACGGGTAAGTTATCTTCGGCTAGAAAAGAAGGACAAAGTTTAATAGCGGGCGGAAAATTAAAAATTGGAGATATAAATCCAGCTGTACCACCTGAGCAAGCATCTGCACCGATTATGTATTCGGATACTGTGGATGAAGCACAAGCTGATGTGGCATTAAGAAATGATTTATCATCTAAATTGGATGCGTTAAATGCGGCAACATCTACAATGAATACAAACGAAACAGCCTCCGAAAGACAGGGGGTTACTATCAAGACATATTCATCATTAAAAGATGGACAAACTCCTAAAGTAACTTTGAAAACAAAATATGGTATTGATAATAAGGATAAATCTGATTTTGTAAATGAAAAAACTCAATACGATGGTACTCAATTAAAAATAGGTAGTGATACACTTGATGATTATGATTTTATAACTTTAAAATTTACATCAATTCAAAAAAATAAATCCGTAAACTTTAGAGCAACCCTATCCGGTATTACCGAAACTACAACACCAACTTGGGATTCGGCTAAATTCATTGGTTCTCCATTTCCATATTGGACTTATAATGGTATAGAAAGAAGTGTATCTTTTAATTTTAAAGTATATTCAACTACACCATTGCAACATATAGCAGTTTGGCAAAGATTGAATTTTTTAACATCACTAGCGTATCCACAAGGATATAATGGTGGTATAGCTGTTATGGCACCGTTTATTAAGATTACTATTGGTAATTTATATAAAAATAAAACATGCTTTATTTCACAACTTTCATACACCGTTGATGATAATAGTACTTGGGAAGTAGGACCGATTGGTATGGATGATAGGGCTAAATTTGAAATAAATGGTGAATCAACTACGATAGATAATTATAAATTACCTAAAATCATAGATGTAAGTGTGACGCTGAACCTAGTAGAATCTAGAAGTAATACGGTAGCTGGGTATTTATATGGATTTGATAAATTACCAAGAGAAGTTTCAAAAGGAAAAGATAAAGATGGTAAAGAAACAACTAAAATATTAAGCAACGAAGCTACAATTCCTAAGGCCGAAACTGCCGCGGATGCAAATACACAAGCAAGTACTGCACAAGCTGCCGCGGCCGCAAATACAACGCTTCCAAAAGCAGATACGGTATCAGCAGCTGCTCCGGTAAACAACCCGGCGCAATCAACCACATCTACAAAAACAGGAGCTGGTATGGAAAACACAGCAGCACCAAAAGTAGACCCGCCACCAACATATAAAATTGAAGTAAATGATGCTTTTGATGCATGGACTGGAAAAGTTTATGCTAATGGTAAATTAATACAAACTCAAGAATTTACTAGAAACTATTCTACATATGGTGAAGATGGAAAGACAAATTATATAGGCCAAGCTGGTGTGAAGGAATATCTTAGATATAAATCAAAAATATCTGGATGGACTGGTAACGATGGCAAAGAATACGCAGCAAGTAATAACATAAGTTAAAAATATGGAAAGTAGATATTATAATTTAGAAACTAAAAAAACTCACGATGGTAGAACGGTATATAGACCAAAAATATATCCTAATATCCCATTGAGAGATGATGATGTCTATGTAATGACCGAATTGGGTGATAGACTGGATACATTGGCATTTCAATATTACGAAGACCCAACTCTTTGGTGGATTATAGCATCTGCAAATAATATACACGATGCACCTTTAGGATTTCCAGAAGCAACTGTACTAAGAATTCCATTAAACTATATAGAAATAGTATCGGATTTTACAAAATAATTAAATAAAGTTTATGTCAGCATTTCCAAATTTCTCAAATATTGCCCCGTATGTTCAAAATGAACTAGCTCTTAGAAAGGGGGATATTTACAAAGTATCCAACTTAAATGCTTGGGTTAGAGTTGCATCCGGTGTAGGGGGTGGTTGTCAAATACTATCAAATCCAAATTGGGAGTTGTTTGGTAATTATCCGTCTATATATGGAAATAGTACTATGAGTGGTACAATTGGACTTACTTGGTCTAATAATTATGTTATTTCTGGTGGCGAGTTTCATGGATATAGACCAAAACCAAATATAACTTCAATTGAAATTGATGAAGGAGCTGGTGCTCTTTCTAGAAAAGCAACATTTTCAATAACCTGCTACACAAGAGCACAATTGGATACTATATGTAAATACTATCTAGAACCTGGATATACAATATTTTTAGAATGGGGATGGAATACCGCAGAAGGTGTATCTGGATATACTAAAAAATTAACTGGAGAAACTGTTGGAGAATTCCAATCATTTGATGCTGTTAATGATAAACGTAAAGCGGCTGGTGGTCATTATGATAATTATTTGGGATTTATAACAGGTGGAAGTGTTGCTATGAGTGGACAAGAATGGACAGTTACTGTAAAATGTACGGGATTTACAGAATTACCGGCGTTTCTTATGGCAGCTGATAATGTCGAACCGGTGGATGGTGAAACTACAACTACAAAAACGTATGAGTCATATGAAATAGATAATGAAGCGGATTTAGGTAAACAAAGATTTAAACAGGCATTTAATAGATTAGCGACAAATAAACAAAGTGTTGATGTTGCCGATACTTTAATAGAAGATGTTATTACCGCATCTCCTTTGAATTTTATAAATGTGGACGAAAACGTAAAAGCTAAAATGAATTCTAAATTAGCAGGTTCTAGTTTTTTAGGTATTAAATTTGGAGGAGGGGCCAAAACAAAAGATGACGGAAAGACAAAAACCGGTAAAAAGGCAACAATATCAAAAACTGTGGAGATTCCGGAAGGCACGGAATTGATTGGTGATGCTGGGTTTATAAAGTTTTCAGCATTATCTGAAATTTTAAGTAAAATCGGCTTCCAGGCATTTAAAGTAGGTCCTAAAATAGTTAGTGTAAAAGTAAACACCGCAAATACAGTATGTAATGCATTTCCAAAAATATTTAGTACTGATAAAAGTAAACTATTTATACCAAATCCAAACACACCCAAATTTTCATTACTACAAGCATCAGAAGGAGTTACTCAAAAAGATTTTACTAGCATCATTAATAATTCGGTAGTATATGAAACAAAAACGGTATTATTTCCATATAACAAAGCGATAGTAGCCGGTAATGTTGAAGGTAAAGGACAGATACAATATGGGAAAGATAAAACTATTGAACGAATAAATAAAGATGCATTATCTTATGGATTTTTAGATGACCTTTATATAAATATGGAATTTGTTAAAGGCATTATGGAAACAAAGAATTTTTCTATAAAAGATGCGTTATACCAACTATTGAATGGAATATCTTCTGCTGCAGGAGGTATTTGGGATTTTCAAATTCAAGAACAAAGTGCTCCTGAAGATACTACCGAGTTGGTTGTAGTTGACATGAATATGGCACCACAATCTTCTACAACACCATATCAATTTTCATTATCCGGTGTACAATCCGTTTTTATGGATGCATCGTTGGATTTGGATATTAGTGGTGCAAAGATGAATCAGATAATAGGAAATCGATTGGGACAAAAAGTTAATGGAAGTCAAACCGATATAAACAGTAAGAAAAAAGGTCTTTTTTCCAATTCGGATGATTTGGTTTTAAAAAGTATAGAGGCTAAACGTGGTAAACCAAACGATGTAACTCCTGTTTTGAAAAAGCTAAGCAAGGATGAACAGGCAAAAGCAGACAAGGCTGCAGCTGATAAAGCTAAAGAAAAAGCAATGCAAATGTTTTTAAGTAAAATTGGTTACGCACCAAAAATTGAGTTAAAAGACAGTTCGGATTTTGGCAAACCATTGGAAGAAATGACTTACATTACGGCATATAATGACCAATTGGTATTTGAGGCATTAAAAAATGGACATGATAAAATAGGTGAACAAAATGGAGTATCTGCATTAATGCCAATTAAATTTAGTTTTACTATGCATGGTATTAGTGGTATTAAGAGGGGTGATAAATTTACCGTAAGTGGAATTCCAAAAGCATATGAGGAAACCGGATTCTTTCAAGTAACATCTGTAAAACATACAATTACTGATATGGTTTGGAAAACTGAAATAACCGGTGGGTTTAGATTAGAAAAACCAAAACCAGCTAAAGCATAATAAAATGAATATAGATAGATATAGTGAAATAGCAAATAATGGTAGTACTTTTGATGAAAAAGTAATATCCGCTCATATACCAACACCAACTGAATTGGATTATAATAGAGGCTATATTGTACGATATTTTATTCAAAAAGCAAATGATTCAAAATCTAGAATAGTTGAAGTGGATTATATTGGGTATAAAAAATTTGTAGGAGATGTATTTTATACTGCAGTTACATTGGATTGGAAAATAAAAGGAAATGATGCCGAAATAGCGGACTGTAATTTTAAATCAATAAAGACGATTATTAGCAAAATACCATTGATACAGTCATATCTTCCTAATTTAAAGCAATTTAAAAAGAAAACCGATTTGGTAGTTTCGGAATAATTTCGTATATTTACATAATTATAAGGGGATGCCATGGACTTGATTGCAATGAGAATGGTAGTACCACACGTAGACAGAAGTGCTAGATGTCTTTAAATCTGTACAAAACAATAACTGACGAAATGTCAACTATGACCTTTGATTCTATGATGGAATTCATTGGGGCTTCTGAGTACGCATACGCTGCTTAGTTCATTCCGCATCACTCGTGGAACATTTAAATAGAAGTGAACAAAAAGGAGCTCTACCTATCGGCTCTTAAAAACTGATAGGTTGGTGGAAAGCTGTACTAACCATACGGCCCCAATTATTTTGGAAAGTGAATAAGATTAAACTTTACCTAAACGTGTGATATGCTGGTATTATGATTACTTTG